CAAAGATTGGACTGGCAGCATTCCAAACTTAGATGACATCTACTCTTTGAAATCATACGAGCAGCTCGAAAACATTATCAACGCTTGGCTAAACGGAGATAATGAAGAGGCAGAGGCAGACAGCCCTAAGTCTCGAGAGCAGGTAAAAACGCAAGCGCCTACCTCAAAAACTCGCGGACCAACAAACAAAAGCTATGGAACTAACATCGATGATGCTTTTGCAGATCTAGATAAAGACTTAGGTTTTTAAATAGAAGCTTGGTTTGAGTGACTTTGAAAGGGAGATTTATTCTCCCTTTCTTTGTAAATAATGCTTTTTAATAGTAATATACTAGTATGAAATTTAAATAAAGGAGATAATTTATGTCAAAAAAGAACAAAGATCAAGACTTTACTGCAGATCTGATTAAATCACTAAATAAAGACCATGGAGCTCGAGTTGCGTATAATCTTTCGGTAGATGATTCGCCAACCCATGTTGATAATTGGGTTTCGACTGGAAGTCACCAGCTTGATTATATAGTCTCCGGACGTCCAAATGGCGGTTTACCGGTTGGAAGAATCGTAGAAATTTTTGGTCCGCCTTCAATTGGTAAATCACATATTGCAATACAGATTGCAAAACACACGCAGGAAATGGGCGGCATCGTAGTATATATCGATACCGAAAACGCAACTTCGGTGGAGAATCTTGCTCTTTTAGGAGTTGACATATCGAAAAGATTTGTTTATGTTGATACACATTGTACTGAAGAGGTATTGAGCATTGCAGAGAAAACGATCGTTAAGGCTAAGGCTTTGCAAAAAGACGTACCTATTACGATTATTTGGGATTCTGTTGCCGCTACATCTCCAAAAGACGAGCTGCTAGGTGACTATGATAAACAGACTATCGGTTTGAACGCTCGAGTCATTTCGAAAGGAATGAGAAAGATTACAGGTATTATTGCAAACGAAAAAGTATTATTTATATGCCTAAATCAAATCAGAACAAAAGTTGGAGTTATGTATGGCGATCCTACTACTACACCCGGGGGTAAGGCAATCCCTTTTCACTCATCTGTACGAATCAAATTGGGAGCAGGACAACAAATCAAAGACAAAAAAGGGAATATTATCGGCATTAATGTTTCGGCGAAAACGATAAAGAACAAGGTTGCTCCACCTTTTAGAAAATGTGACTTCGAAATTCACTTTGGTAAAGGTATTTATGAGCACGAACAGGCTTTTGATGTTCTTCGTAGATTCTGTAAAGATAGTGGCTCTGTTGCTTTTGGCCCTTATCAAATAAGCGTCGAGGGAACCGGCGCCTGGAAGACTTTAATCGTCGCCGAAACTGAAACTGGTGAAATTAAGATTGAGAAAAAGTTTTATAAGACTGATTTTGGCGAAGTCTGGCAAGACCCAGACTACAATCGATTTGTTAATGCTGTCTTTAATGCTGCATACGCTGATATTGTTGGAGATTCTTTTAAGTCCGCGGACATAAGTGCTGAATCATATGAAGAAATGCGCCAAATTTCTATGGATCTTGGAGAAGATTTTGTAGATCCAGAATAAAAGTCGTGTGTTAGCAATAATAACAGGTTAAATTATAATATAACTTACTCTTGGGGGAATTATGTCCAACGGACCTATTCTATTAATCGATGCATACAATGTTTTTGCTCGAGCTTACTGTGTTGTACCTTTAATGTCTGCTCATGGACACCATCTAGGTGGATCTATTGGGTTTATGAAGTCTTTATCGATGTATATTGACAAATTTAAGCCTTCACGTGTCATCGTCTGTTGGGAAGGTGGTGGATCTGCAAGACGTCGCCAGATTTTGCCAGAATATAAGATGAATCGTAAGCCAATTCGTCTAAATCGTAGTGAAATATACGAAGATATACCAAACACTGCCGAAAATTTCAATTATCAAATTGCGCTTTTAACAAAATTGTTAAAACATGTTCCAGTTCAACAAGTTTATGTCGGAGAATGCGAAGCCGATGACATTATTGGGTATATCTGCAGATACGAGGTACCAGAACAAGAAAAAATTATCGTTTCCATGGATCAAGATCTTCATCAGCTAATTTCAAAAAATGTAAGGCAATATTCTCCAGCTTCGAAAAAAATGTTAGACGAAAATTATGTCCAGGAAAGATATGGTGTAAGTACTGAAAATTTTATTACAGCTAGATGCTTTATTGGTGATACATCTGACGGTATATCGGGCATAAAAGGATGTGGTTTTAAATCACTAGTCAAACGTTTCCCAGAATTAAAAAGTGAGGAATTTGTCAGTGTTAGCGACATAATTAAGTTGTGCGAAATAAGAAACGAGCAGAAATCTTATAGTATGTTTCGAAATATCTTAGCACAGCCTGACATACCTATAAGAAACTGGAAACTCATGTACTTAGATAATTCGAATCTTTCGGCAGAGCATGTAAAAAACTTAAAATATTCTGTACAAAACTACGAATTAAGTAAAAATAAGTTTAATCTTATAAAAGATCTAGTTTCAGAAGGTTTAGATATGCCGCGTGGCTTAGACGTCGACAGACTATATCTTAGAATTAATTCTTGCATTCAATAAAACAGAGGTAAAAATGAGTAGTGTAAAATTAGCTGCAGCTGCAGCAAACACAAACTTTAGCATGATTGGTTACGGAAAAGCTTTTCAAGAAAAAATATTTCAAGGAATGGCAACAGATAAAGAGTGGGCCCAACAAATGCATGAGGTAATGAACCCTGGGTACTTCGACTTAAAGTATCTGCAGTATTTAACAGGTCATTATTTTAAGTACTTTGACGATTATCGTTGTTTTCCAACTATGCAATTGTTAATTCAAATCGTAAGAGACAAATTAGCAAACGATCAAGCTGATCAAATGCTAAAAGAGCAAATTGTTGCATTTCTCCAAAGAATGAGAATGAATCAGCATCCAGAAGACTTACCTTATGTAAAAGAAAAAGCACTTCAGTTTTGCAAACGCCAAGCTTTTAAAGAGGCACTTACTAGTGCGGTCGAACTTGTACAAGGGGAGCAATTCGAAGAAGTTGTCGACCTTATGAGAACAGCAGTTTCAGTAGGTATGCCACAATCAATCGGCCATGAGTTTTTTAGTGATATTGAAGCAAGATTTCAAGAGATAACAAGGATAACTACGCCGACCGGTATACCTGAGCTAGATCATAAAGACATTCTAGATGGCGGCCTAGGTCGCGGAGAGCTAGGCGTTGTTGTTGCTCCGACTGGAGTCGGAAAGTCTCACTGGCTTGTGAATATGGGAGCCGAAGCGCTGCGCAGAGGAAAAACCGTAGTGCATTATACTTTTGAGCTTTCCGAAACTCTCACTGGAAAAAGATATGATGCTAACATTACAAATATATCAGTATCAGATCTAATAGACAAAAAAGAAGAAGTACTAAAGCATTACGAAGATAATGAATATGGCGATCTGATAATCAAGTACTACCCCTGTAGATCTGCTAGTGTTAATACCATAAGAAACCATTTAGAAAAACTTAAACTAAGAAACTACACACCATCTGTGGTTATTATCGATTATGCAGACGTTATGAAGTCGACAAAATCGTACGATGCTCTTAGGCTAGAATTACAGCTAATTTATGAAGAGCTAAGACAAATGGCGGCTGATTTTAACGTCCCTGTGTGGACTGCTAGTCAGTCAAACAGATCTGGCGCTAGTGCAGACATGGTTGGACTAGAAAACATGGGAGAATCATATGGTAAGGCGCAGGTTTCTGACGTCGTGCTTGGTTTAAGTAGAAAACCGGAAGAAAAGGCTACTGGGTATGCACGGTTATTTGTTGCAAAAAACCGCGCTGGCATGGATGGCATCAACATGGTTATAAAAATCGATACATCAAAATCAACTTTTAAGACAGTCTCAGAAGACGAAAAAGAAGAATACGATATATTGACTAACCCAAAACAAAAAATGAAAGAAATTTGGAATAGAGTTCAAACGGCAAAAAAGGAGTTACATGATGGCGAATGACAAATATACTTACGACGTCGTATATGAGAACAGTTTACAGTATTTTAAGGGAGATGAATTAGCTACTAGTGTGTTTATTAATAAGTACGTACTTCAAGACGAAGAGGGTAATTATCTAGAGTTAACTCCAAAGGATATGCATAAACGGCTAGCCGAACAGTTCGCCAGCATAGAAAGTAAGTACGACAATAGCATGAGCTATGATGAAATCTTTGAGCTTTTTGATGGATTCAAATATGTAGTCCCGCAAGGTTCTCCAATGAGTGGTATAGGAAATGAAGCAAAAATTCAATCTTTATCGAACTGCTTTGTCATTGAATCCCCTGCCGATTCTTATGGGGGAATTCTTAAGACGGACCAAGAGCAAGTCCAAATCATGAAAAGAAGAGGAGGTGTCGGATTTGACGTCTCTACAATTAGGCCTAAAGGCATGCCAACCTCTAATGCCGCAAAAACAACAGATGGTATCGAGATATTCCTAGATAGATTCTCTAATTCATGTCGTGAAGTTGCGCAGGGCGGCCGCCGTGGTGCATTAATGCTGTCGATATCAGTTCATCACCCGCAGGTAATGGATTTTATTAAAATTAAGCGTGATTTGAATCGTGTAACCGGCGCAAATATCTCAGTTCGCGTAACAGATGAATTTATGAAAGCGGTCAAGTCAGGAACTGAATACATTCAGCGCTGGCCTGTAGATTCTAAAAACCCTGAAGTACATGATCATGTTGATGCCAGAGAAATTTGGGATGCCTTAATTGAGGGAGCTCATGCTTCTGCTGAGCCTGGTGTTTTGTTTTGGGACACAGCTACACGAATGACTCCTTCCGATGCATATGCCGACCAAGGCTTTGGTTCTGTATCGACCAACCCATGCGGCGAGATTATCCTTTCTCCATACGATTCTTGCCGTCTTATGCTCGTTAATTTAACTTCTTTTGTTTTAAAGCCATGGGCAAAAAATGCAAAATTTGATTTAGGAAAGTTTAGAATCGTCGCTCGAAAAGCACAACGATTGATGGATGATATGATTGATTTGGAAGTAGAGCAAATCGATAAAATTCTTGCAAAGATTGATTCAGACTCAGAAAATGAACTCGTAAAAGCACCAGAAAGAAACTTGTGGCAAACAATTAAAGAAGTTGCTATCACCGGCCGGAGAACCGGATTAGGTGTGACAGGACTTGGTGATGCTCTCGCAATGTTAGGTCAAACTTATGGATCTGATGAAAGCATTAAGACGACAGAAAAAATTTATAAATGGCTGTCATTAGCTTCATATGAAGAGTCGATTCAATTAGCAAAAGAACGTGGAAGTTTTCCTATCTGGAGTGAAGAAAAAGAGAAAGGACATCCATTCCTTGATAGAGTTATTTCAGAACTTACTCCTGAAGTTCAAGCTGATTATAAAAAATATGGACGACGAAATGTCGCAAATACAACAACTGCTCCAGCCGGCTCTGTTTCTTGTTTAACACAGACAACGAGTGGTATTGAACCTGCCTTCATGTTGTACTACAAACGACGCAAGAAAGTGCAAAAT